AGGAGTTCAGCCATGTGGTGGTGCGTAATGCGGTCCAGATTCGGACGTTTGTTACTAACAAGCTGCTCCAAGAGGCGTCAAACCCTGATCCCAGGGTGCGTATTCGTGCTTTAGAGCTTCTGGGCAAGATTTCTGACGTTGGTTTGTTCACGGAACGCTCGGAAGTGACGGTTACCCACCGGTCTACGGATGATTTGAAGCAATCGTTGCGTGAAAAGCTCCAGGCGTTGCGGTCCAAGGCCCTGAAAAACGATGTGGAAGACGCAAATGTCATCAATTCCACCCAATTTGCCCCTGTAGATGACGTTCCGCTGGTTGTAGACCTCGATGCGGAGCTTGGGATGGCTCCGGAGGAGCTGAATTGACCGTTGCAGACACGTTCGATGACCTGACAGACGACGATATCGATCTGTTGGTTGCCAACATCGAGCAGTTTGACTCTTCGGAGCAGGAGGAGATCCTGCAGATTGCAGAAGCCTTGTCAGGCAGGCGTCAGGCCCAGCGTTGTCGGGACGATCTGATCGAGTTCTGCAAGCACATCCAGCCGGATTACAAGGTTGGTAAGCACCACCGGATCTTGGCGGACATGCTGATGGCGATTGCCGAGGGTAAGAAGGATCGGGTGTGCGTGAACATCCCGCCTCGGCATGGCAAAAGCCAGCTTGTGTCGATTTATTTCCCAGCGTGGTTCATCGGCAAGTACCCTACCAAGAAGGTGCTGATGGTCTCGCACACGTCAGATCTGGCCGTGGACTTCGGGCGCAAGGTGCGTAACATCATCGATACCGATGCTTATAAGCAGGTGTTTCCTACGGTGTTCCTTGCGCAAGACAGCAAGTCTGCGGGTCGGTGGAATACGAACGTCGGGGGTGAATACTACGCCTGCGGCGTAGGCTCTGCGTTGGCTGGACGGGGTGCCGACCTGCTGCTGGTTGACGACCCACATAACGAACAGGACATCATCAACGGTAACTTTGAGGTGTTCGACAAGGCGTATGAGTGGTTTACGTACGGTGCCCGTACTCGCCTCATGCCGGGTGGGCGCGTTGCCATCATCCAGACCCGCTGGCATTTGAGTGACCTGACGGGTCGGGTGACCAAGGATATGGGGCAGAACCCCGATGCGGACCAGTATGAGGTCGTGGAGTTCCCGGCGTTGTTTGACCGTACGGATGGCACACAGAGTGCGTTGTGGCCCGAGTTCTATGACGTCCCCGCGCTGCTGCGGACCAAGGCGTCCATGCCGTTGTTCCAGTGGAATGCACAGTTCCAGCAGAACCCCACCGCCGAAGAGGCGTCGGTCATCAAGCGGGAGTGGTGGAACACTTGGGAGGGGGAGGACCCGCCCAGGTGCGAATACATCATCATGTCCTTGGACGCGGCAGCGGAATCCCACAACCGTGCTGACTTCACGGCGCTTACTACCTGGGGTGTGTGGTTCAACGAGGAAGAAGATTGCCACAACATCATCCTACTCAACAGTATCAAGAAACGGTTGGAGTTCCCGGAGCTGAAGACGCTTGCGCTTGATGAGTACAAGCATTGGGAGCCAGATTCGTTCATCGTTGAAAAGAAGTCCAGCGGTACGGCGCTGTATCAGGAGATGCGGCGCATGGGGTTGCCCGTGCAGGAATACACCCCGCACAGAGGTTCCGGGGATAAACTTGCCCGACTCAACTCCGTAGCCGATATCGTCAAGTCCAAACTGTGCTGGGTGCCACAGACCCGGTGGGCAGAAGAGGTTGTGGAGGAGATTGCCGGGTTCCCGTTCATGTCGAACGACGACTTGGTGGACTCCACGGTGATGGCGCTGATGCGGTTTCGCCAAGGTGGGTTTGTACGCTTGCCTACGGACGAGCGGGAAGAACAACGGTACTTCAAGAGCAGCCGGCGTACTGCTTACTACTAAGGACAGATCATGGCTACAAACATCGACAGCGCACTCTCCCCGATGGACCCTATGCTCATGACGGACGAGCCCGCCATCGAGATTGAAATCGAGGACCCGGAAGCCGTAAACATCGGAATTGATGGGGTCGAGATTGAATTGACGCCGGAAACCCCTACGGCGGAAGATTTTGACGCAAACCTCGCGGAGTTCATGGACGAGGGGGAGATGCAGTCCCTGGCGTCCGAGATCATTGCCTTGGTGGATGCGGACATCAACTCGCGCAAGGACTGGGCCGAAGCCTATGTCAAGGGGTTGGAAGTTCTGGGCATGAAGTATGAGGAGCGTACCGAGCCGTGGAACGGTGCATGTGGTGCGTATTCCCCGCTGCTGACTGAGGCTGCAGTCAGATTCCAGTCTGAGTTGATCACGGAGACATTCCCGGCTCAAGGACCGGTTAAGACGCAGATCATCGGGGAGGAGACCCAGGAGAAGAAGGAAGCTGCGATACGCGTGCAGGACGACATGAACTTCCGCCTCACAGAAGAGATGGTGGAGTACCGGTCGGAGCACGAGCGGATGCTGTTCAACCTGGGCCTGTCGGGGTCCGCGTTCAAGAAGATCTACTTCGACCCCAGCCTTGAGCGTCCTGCTGCTCCGTTCATTCCCGCAGAGGACATGGTCATCCCGTACGGGGCGTCAAACATCTACAGCGCCGAGCGTGTAACCCACGTGATGCGCAAGACCGAGAACGAGATCAAGAAGCTGCAGGTAGAAGGGTTTTACCGTGATGTAGAGCTTGGGGAGCCTGTGCGGATCTTCACGGATGTGGAGAAGAAGAAGGCCGAGGAGCAGGGCTACAGCCTGACCGACGACGACCGGTATCAGATCCTTGAGGTGCATATTGACTGGAATATGCCCGGGGATGAGGACGAAGACGGTATCGCGCTCCCTTACGTTGTTACCATCGACCGGGGTACATCGACGGTTCTGGCTATCCGCCGTAACTGGGACGAGTCGGATTCTCGCAAGCTCAAGCGCCAGCACTTCTCTCAGTACACCTACGTGCCTGGGTTCGGCCCATATGGTATCGGCCTGATCAATCTGGTTGGTGGCTACGCACGTGCGGGTACGTCGATTCTGCGCCAGTTGGTTGACGCAGGCACCCTGAGCAACCTGCCCGGTGGCTTGAAGAGCCGGGGGTTGCGAATCAAGGGCGACGACACGCCCATCGCCCCGGGCGAGTTCAGGGATGTGGACATCCCCAGCGGGACGGTCAAAGACAACATCATGGCCCTGCCGTACAAGGAGCCGAGTCAGGTTCTGGCGGCGTTGCTGCAGCAGCTTACCGACGATGGGCGGCGTCTGGCGGCTATTGCTGACCTGAAGATCAGTGACATGTCTGCCCAGGCCCCAGTGGGTACGACGCTGGCTATCCTTGAGCGGCAACTCAAGATCATGGGTGCGGTACAGGCCCGGGTGCATGACAGCCTGAAGATGGAGTTCAAGCTCCTGAAGAAGGTTATCCGTGACTTCCTGCCACCGGACTATTCCTACACCCCAGAAGGCGGCGACCGGTCGGTCAAGCAGTCTGACTATGACCAAGTGGAGATCATCCCGGTCAGCGATCCCAACGCGGCCACGATGGCGCAGCGGATCATGCAGTACCAAGCTGCACTGCAACTCGCACAAGGGGCTCCGCAGATCTACGACATGCCCCAGCTTCATCGACAAATGCTGGAGGTTTTGGGGATCAAGAACGCGGCCAAGCTCGTGCCTATCGAAGACGATCAGACACCAAAAGATCCTATCTCCGAGAACATGGCGTTCTTGACGGGGAAGCCGACCAAGGCGTTCATCTACCAAGACCACGAAGCCCATATTGCGACACACATGGCCCTGATGAAGGACCCCATGATCATGCAGATGCTTGGGCAGAGTCCGATGGCGCAGCAGATGATGGGAGCGATCATGGCCCACATTTCGCAGCACTTGGCGTTCAGCTACAGGGCTCAGGTGGAAGAGCAGTTGGGCGTGCCGTTGACCGCACCCGATGCTGACTTGGATGAGAACACGGAAGTCCAGTTGAGCCGTCTCGTGGCGCAAGCCTCGCAGCAGTTGCTGCAGAGCAACATGCAGAAGGCCCAGGCACAGCAAGCGCAGCAGATGGCCCAGAACCCTGAAGTACAGATGAAGCAGGCCGAGCTGCAGTTGAAGGCCGAGGAGTTGCGGCGCAAGGAGGCTGACAGCCAGCGTGACTTCCAGATCGCTCAGGGCAAGTTGCAGATTGAGCAGGCTCGGTTGGCACTTGATGCCCAGAGAAAGCAGGGGGAGGACCCCCGCCTGAAGGCGGCTATGGCGCAGCAGGACATGCAACACAAAGAGCAGCTTCACCAGCAGAAGGTCAGGCAACAGACCCAAACAAGTCAGATGCGCATGCAGCAGCAAGCGCAGCAGGCTGCACAACGCGCTGCGCAGCCCAAGCCCCAACCCAAACAGTAAGGACGAGTCATGGCTACCACTGCGTTTTCCGTGGTATTGAAAGAAATCGAAGAACGGCGCGATGCACTCGCGCAGGTTCTCATCTCGGGTGCGTCAAAAGATTTCCCCGAGTACAAGTCAATGTGTGGAGAAATCCGGGGTCTTTCTCTAGCGCATTCCTTTATCACCGACCTCGTGCGAACTATGGAGCGAAATGAAGATGAGTGAGCTACTCCTGAGCGATGGCGCAAGCACTACGGTACTTCCGGAGACGGATTCGGATAAAGCACGGCAAGTGCCTGATCCGGCGACTTACCACCTGCTCTGCATGCTGCCAAAGGCCAACGACGAGTACGAAAGCGGGCTTGTCAAAGCCGGTCAGACGATGCACTTTGAAGAGGTGATGAGCCCCGTACTGTTCGTGGCCAAGATGGGGCCTGACGCATTCAAAGACCCTTTGCGTTTCCCCAGCGGGCCATCCTGCAAGGTGGGTGACTTCATCCTCGTGCGCCCAAACACGGGTACACGCCTGAAGATTCACGGCACCGAATGGCGCATCATCAACGACGACAGCGTTGAAGCCGTTGTGCAAGACCCTCGCGGGATTCAACGGGTATAAGGAGTAACTCATGGCTGAATTCAAGTTCCCCGACGAGATTGAAAAAGAAACCGCCGAGACCAGGGTCGAATACGAGGTCGAAGGCGAAGGCGACACCGAGATTGAGGTCGTAGACGATACCCCCGAGGTAGACCGGGGCCGTACTCCGATGAAGGACCCCCCTGCGGAAGTCACGGACGAGGAGTTGTCGCAATACAGTGACAGCGTCAAGAAGCGCATCCAGCACTTCTCCAAGGGATACCACGACGAGCGTCGAGCCAAGGAAACCGCACTGCGGGAGCGTGAAGAAGCCCTCCGCGCTGCAGTAGCGCTGGCTGAAGAGAATAAGCGGCTCAAGGCTACGGAGCGCAAGAAAACCGTCGATGCTGAGCTGGCAGACGCCAAACGCAAGCTCCAGCAAGCGTATGAGACGGGGGATTCTGGACTTCTGATTGCAGCGCAGGATGCGCTTGCCGCAGCAAAAATTGAAGAAGACAAACTGAAAAGCGGGGAAGGTTCTTTACAGCGCGAAGAAAGTGCGGTACAAACCCCTCCGGCAACTCAGTCGCCGCCCCAAGTTGATCAAAAAGCCCGTGCGTGGCAGCAAGCCAATCCGTGGTTTGGAGAAAATGAGGAAATGACGGCGGTTGCGTTGGCAGTACACAAGCAACTTGTGAGTTCGGGGGTAGACACGAACAGTGATGGGTATTACGACGCGATCAACACCCGCATTCGTAATCGTTTTCCAGAAGCGTTTTCCTCTGGAAAGACCCGGAAGTCTGTCGTATCCCCAGCCACGCGTAGCACAGCGCCCAAAAAGATCGTGCTGACGCAATCACAAGTGAGTATCGCCAAGCGGCTCGGACTGACCAATGAACAGTACGCCCGTGCGGTTGCGGAAGAAATGAGGAAACAAAATGGCTGAGAATAGAATTTCACGTGAATTGGACACCCGCGCAAAGGCTGAACGGCCTAAGCAGTGGATGCCTCCCCAACTCCTGCCCGATCCGAACCCGGAAGAAGGGTATGCTTTCCGTTGGATTCGCATCAGCACCCTCGGGAACAACGACCCGATGAACGTCTCCTCAAAACTCCGCGAGGGCTGGGAGCCCGTAAAAGCAAGCGAACATCCTGAGATTCAACTGGGTGGAGGCGGTTCAGGTCGCTTCCCCGACAGTATTGAAGTCGGTGGTCTGCTGCTTTGCAAAACCCCAAAGGAGTTCACTGAACAGCGTAATGCCTACTACCAGCGTCAAGCTGAAGGGCAGATGCAGTCGGTGGACAACAACTTCATGCGCGAGAGTGATGCTCGTATGCCGCTGTTCAAGGAACGGCGCAGCGAAGTGTCTTTCGGACGCGGTTCCTAATCTAAGGAGTCTTAAATGGCTTATCCGACGATTGAAGCTCCCTACGGGTTCAAACCCGTAAATCTAATCGGGGGGCAAGTTTTCTCGGGGTCCACCCGGAATTACCCCATCGCCTACAACTACAACACGAACATCTTCTACGGGGATTTCGTGCAGTTGACCAGTGGGTATGTGACCCTCCTGGCAAACACCATTGCTGGTAATGCGGCAGTTGGCGTTTTCCTGGGCTGCTACTACACCAACCCGTCCACCAAGCAGCGCCTGTTCTCGCAGTTCTACCCTGCGAACACCCTGGCTGGCGACATCACCGCAATCATCTGCGACGACCCGGACACGGTCTTCAAAGCTGCTGTTGTGACCGCTGCCGGTACGGCGACGATTGCCTCTGCCTCGTCTATCCTTGTGGGTCAGAACATGGCTGGTAACACCAGCACGGGTTCCGCCTCTACGGGTAACTCGGCGGGTGGTGTTGTGACTGCCACTACCTCCACGGGCAACTTCCGCGTTTTGGGTCTGGTGCCTGATACGCAGATCGTTACTGGTGCCACTGTCGTTGCTGGCGGTACTGGTACATCGGTGACTGTGTCTGGTCTGACGGTTGGTCAGGTTATCCCCACCGGGACGGATCTTTTCAACGTGGTCAATGGTCAGCTTCAGTTCAGTGGCGCAACGGTCAACGGCGCAGTCACTGTGGCGTCCGCGACCAGTCAGGCGCTTACTGTGACCACTATCGGCACGACTCTTGCCGGTACGGTCGCCCTGGTGCAATCGCAGGAAGTGTTCGTCAAGATCACCTTCGGCGCTCATCGCTACTACGTTGCTTAAGGAGTAACTCAAAATGGCAATTTCACGTGCCCAACTACTGAAGGAACTCCTGCCCGGCCTGAACGCTCTGTTCGGCATGGAGTACAAGCGCTACGGCGAAGAGCACAAGGAGATCTACGAGACCGAGTCCTCAGAGCGCTCGTTCGAAGAGGAAACTAAGCTCGCCGGTTTCTCCGCAGCCCCGGTGAAGAACGAAGGTTCGGCCATCCAGTACGACAACGCACAGGAAGCCTGGACCGCTCGTTACAACCACGAGACCATCGCTATGGGCTTCTCCATCACCGAAGAGGCGATGGAAGACAACCTGTACGACAGTCTGTCCGCTCGGTACACCAAGTCACTGGCTCGCG